CTCGACGTCAAATCCGGTCCGCACGATGGGCAACACATTGATCGCGGCGTTGACGGGCCGCCGATTGGCGAGGCCGGTGGGTGACGGAAATTCCTCCGGATCGTATTGAATGGCCTCCATCACCGAATCGAGCAGCGCGACCGAGGGCACGCCGTCGACGTCCGCTACCGACTCGATGTACACGTCGACCTCGCCCGGATCGCCCGCGTAAGGAAAGACCGAGAGCACGCCCGCCACGCTCGCTCCCCATTGCGCATAGTCCGAATAAGCGCCGCCTTGCGGGCGCCGGCGCGCCCGCTGGATCACGCGCGCGCGATACACTTCCGGGTCTTCCTCGTCGGCGCCCTCGGTGGCCGTGGCCGTGACCGTCGCGTTGGTCGCTACGCCCGGCAAGGGACTTGCGAATTGCAAGATCTGGCCGGGCGCGAGGTTGCCGATCGTGCCCGACCCGTCGCCGCCCGTTTGGTCGCCGCTCGCAAAGGCGTTGACAAAGATCGTCGCCGCGTCGAGCGGCACGGCGGCAACGGTTTGATACGTCACGCCCGTCGGCGCGTGCAATAGTTGCGAGCCGCCCGGCAGCGAACCGACGAGCGAGAGCACCGAGACCGAGAGCGTGAGCTCGGCCTGCACGGCGGGCTTTGGATCGCCGACTCCGATGAGCCGTCCCCACTCGACGAGCGGAACGACGATCGTCCCGTTGACGGATGTGGGCTCCATCGAGGCCGTGGCCACAAACTGTTGCAGTAGCGAGAACCCGGCGTATTTGTAGAGCGTCACATAGATGCCCGCGAGCACTTTGGCCAACACGCGCGAGAACGCTTTGGGCAGTAGCGGGATCGTTTGCGAGAGCGCGGCCTCTAGCTGGACTATTATGTTAGCCGCGATTTGCGATGTGGTCGGTGTGACGAGCGCCATGGGTTAGCCGATCTGCTCAACCGAACGAGAGTTGGATTTGAGTCTTTGGCGTGACGATGATCACGTCGATGGCGACGCGGCCGAGCGCCGGGATGCGCGCCGAGACGTCGACCGAGAGCGCCACGCCCTCGGCCAGCATCCACGCCAGATCGCGCGCCGCCGCTTGCTCGATGCGCCGGAGGTTGGCGGGCACGGCCGGGATCGATCGCGTGAGCGCTTGCGTCTCGCTTCGATAGGTGCGCGCCGCCTCGGTCTCGCCGAGGTTACCCCACCACTGCACGCGCTCGCCCGCCGTGTCGCCGCCATCGTCATCGTTGCCGCCGAATAGCGAGAGATACGCGCTCGTCTCGAGGCCCTCGCTCATGAGCGTGAGCCCGTTCTCGACCGTGATCTCGCCGCCGTCGTTGGTTTGCCGGAGTAGGACGTCGGTCACTTCAGCTCCATGGGATGATCGTGTTGGGCGGCGCCACGAGGGTTGCGAGGCCAGTCCGAAACCATGCGTCGATGAGCGCGAGGAAACCGGCAACGGCCGCCTCGTGGGTGGGTTGCGATGTGGCGAGCAGCGCGGCCACGCCGAGCGGCGCCGGAGGCGGCGCGGCCGTGTAGGCCGGCGCCATACCGAGCCCGACCGTTACGGCAAACGAGGTAAACGCGGCATCGAAAGCGGCCACGCCCGACGGCATGGTAAACGCCGAGGCGAGGTCCGCCTCGAGCACGGTCGCCGCGGCCGCCACCGTGGTCGAGGGCGGCACCACGCCCGCGGCATAGTCCCGCACGCCCGCGGCCCACGCGGCCGCGCACGCCTCGGCCGTGATGGGCGGCGAGGTAAAGAGGGCCGAGAGCCCATCCTCGAGTGCAGTGGTATCGAGCGGCATCGGTTTCACGTCCCCGGGATGGGCGGCCCGCTTGGGCCAAACGGCGTCGAGTGTGTGTGTGTACCGGCGCCGAACGTGCCGAGAGGCGTAGTGGCCGTGACGCCGCCGGCCGTGTCGAGCTCGACCGAACCGAGCGCCGTGGCGATGAGCGCCGAGCCGTCGGCCGCGAGCGTGAGCGAGGCGCCGCCCGTGCTCTCGATGACGATGGCGCCGTCGCGTTTGAGAAAGACCGAGGCCGCCACCACGCCCGGGCCGCTCCGGGAATAGAGCCGCTTCTCGCCCGGCTCCGCCTCGCCCGGCGTTTCGGGATCTTGATAGCCTAGCGCTTGCGCGGCGCCCGCTCCGGCATCGTCGCCGAGGTATGCGAGATCGCCCGGCAAGGGTGGTGAGTCATCGCCCGGCGGACCGAGCGCGAGCGCCGTGAGCGTCTCCTCGCCATCCCGCTCGAGCGTGAGCTCCGGCGCTTGCGCGCCCGCCACGGTCGCGCGCGCAAACGCTTGCACGGCGGCTAGAAATCCCACGGCAACGCCTCCGGGATGGTCCCGCCAAATGTGCCCGGTAGCACGAGCGAGAGCGAGGCGGTTTCGGACTCCGGCGTTTGCTTGAATTTGACGGCGCGGATGAGGAGCTCGGTCTCCCGATAGATCATCGCCTCCGGCGCGAGCAGCGTGATGGTGGTGTTGGGCTCCCACAACTTGCCGCTCGGCGTCCGCCATCCCGGCAAGTCATCCACGGTATACGCCACGACGGCGGCGATCATCCGCCCGACGGCGGCCTTGCCCGCCCGCGGCACGTCGCCCGCCTCGGTGTCGTCGAGGCGCATGGTAAAGAACCGCGGATCGTCGCCGCGATAGAGCGGGTTGCGCTCGGTGAAGCGAGAGCCCGACTTGCCCGCCTTGCGGCTCGCGCGACACGTGACGCTCGAGAACCAACTCGATGGGTCAAACGCGGGCGTGACGCGCACGAGCGGCGCGCCCGCGAGCCGCGCCACGGGTCGGCCCGCGCGGCCCTCGGTGCGAAAGAGCGGCGCGCCGGAGGGCGCGTCCGAGATCACGAAAGCGCGCTGGACGGCGAGGTCGAGCAGAAACGAGTGTATCGTTCGGTCGGGCTCGCTCCGGACCCGGGCAAACACGGCGCCCGCGGGACCGTCAAACACGGCGCGCTCGCCGATGGCGGGCGTCACCAACCGGTCGCAAATCTGCACGAGGTCGAGCCCGTTATACTCGAGCGGCAAGAGCGCCGGATCCGGCATGACCTCGGTCAACTTGTGAGCGAGCGAATAGGCGGTCACGCCGATGGAGCTCATCGCTGGATCGACTTGCGGCGAGACGTCTTTCACGCGCGCCGTGAGCACGAGCTCGCCGCCGATGCTCACCTCGACCTCGGGAAACATGAGCGGCAGAAACGCGCGCCGCACCTCGGCCCGCTCGTGGTCGAACGGGCCCGAGACCGAGAGCGCCGTGTATCCGTCGATGCTCTTTTGGATCTCGACCTCGGACCATTGTCCAAAGCGCGCGCCGCCCGCGAGCGAGATGGCAACGGCCTCAGTCATAGAACACCACGCGCCGCCCTCGTGGGAGCTCGAGGATCTCGCTACCCGTGAGCGCGTTGGTGCTCACCACGAAATCGAGGCGCGCATCGTCGACCGACCCATAGAGCTCGGCGCAGAGCTCGACGAGGCCGCGCGGGCGCGCGAGCACGACGGCGCGCTCTGGCACGAGCGAGAAAGAGATCTCGACGAGGTATCCGATCGTGAGCGCTACGGTTTCCTGGATCGCTTGGTAACCCTCGCCCGTGTCGATCTCGGAGAAATCTCCAAAGCGCCCATCGCGCCACGCCGTGTAGCCATCGGCGAGCGCGAGCACGGCCTCGGCGGACGTGAGCGCCTCGGGCTTTGCTGCAAAGGTATTTTCGAGCACGCTCGAGACGCCGCCGAGCACGGCGCCCGACGCGCTCAAATCGGCCGCGTGAAATTCGTTCCGCCGCCGGACGACCACGCGCTCGAGCGAGGCCGCGTCTCCGGCGCCGCTCTCGCTCGAGGCGAGCATCCGGGCCAATAGCTCGCCATACCCCGCGAGCCGCTCGCCGATGCCCACGAGCGCGCGCGAGGGCAAGGTAATGAGGTTGAGCATTTGTTGCCCGAGAGCGAGCGGTTGCCCGATGAGCACATCGATTCCGAAATTGATCTGTTGCTGCACGGCGCGAAACTCGCGCGCCACGCTCTCGGTCGCCGAGCTCGCGCTCCGGAGCGCCGAGCTCGCGCTCCGCACGGCGTCGAGGATCGATAGCTTGGCGTTGGCCCGGCGCGCCGTGGTCGAGAGATCCATCCCGCGTTCAAAGTCACCGGCCACGGCCGGCAGCGCGAGCCGGAGTGACTCGGCGACCTCGAGCTTGGGCGAGAGCCGGCTCGACGGGTAGACGGCGCCGAGCGTGCTCCAAAATGTGACCTCGATGATCACTTGATTTGCAGCGGTCACCAAATCATCGCGCCGCGTGATGGTCCCGAACGGCACCACGTCGAGCCGCCCATAGAGCGGATGGTCGAGCCGCCCGGGCCCGCGCTCTCCGAGCAGCGCCTCAAACGCGCGCGCCTCGACGTCACAATCGGGCCCGGCAAACATGCACCGGAGCGGATAGCGCCGCTCGCTCGTGCCATTGTCTTGAATGTATGCGCCGTCGACGCCCGGAAATTCAAACGCCGCCGTCCGCTTGTCAAACTCGGTCGAGACGTCATCGTATGCAAAGCGCTGCCGCGTGCCGCCGGGCGACGTGTAAGCGGCCTCGGTCAATCGCTCGCGCCACGTCATCGCGGAAACGCTCCGGACGGCTGCACTTTGATCGCCACCGGGCCCGGCCTCGCCTTGACGCCCGCTTTGGTCCCGGGCTCGGTCTTTACCGTGATGGTCCCCTCGACGTTGCCGCCCGCGCCCGCCTCGCCCGCCATCGCCTCGGCGTTGGCCGTGGCCGCGCGCGCTTGCGGGGAAATCATTTGCGTCCGCTCGAGCGCGGCCTCGCCGCGCTTGTCTCGCTCGTCGAGCTCGGCGCGCTTGTCTCGCGCCTTTTGATTCATGACCTCATCGTGGGCAGCGAACGGATCAAACGTGCCCATCTCCCACATCTTCGAGACGGTCCCGCTCACGCCGCCGGAGCCCTCGAGCGATTTGTCGAGCGCGTTGTATTGATCCCACGCGAGTTTCAGCGCGACCACGGCCGCCGCGGCCGCCGCGAGCGTGATGAGTAGCGGCGCCATCGCGGCGACTTGCGCGCCGATGGCGGGCCCGGTGGCGAGCGCGGCGACCTTGAAGGCGCCGAGCCCGGCCGTGCTCGCGCCGAGCACGGCGGCATATGCCGTTTGCGCGGTCGTCCCGATGACCGTGGCGGCCACCGAGGCAAACATCGCGATCTTCGATGCGAGCTCGGCGATCCGCTGCCGGACGGCGGCGACCGTGCTCATGTTGATTTGATACGAGTAGGCCGCTTGCGCGGCCGTCGAGATGAGCGTGGCCGCGCGCGAGGCGAGCATTACGACCTTGCTCCGGACCATCGCGATCCAATTGAGCGTGACCGCGCTCGTGCTCGCGCCGACGGCCGTATTCCAAAGCCACGTGGCGCCGGAGGCGACCTTGACCGCGGTCTCGTATGCGAAGATCGCCGCGTTGACGGTTTTGACCGTGAGACCCACGGCCACGAAAATGCCAAACGCCTCGGCGATGCGGACCGTCCATGTCCAGATCGCCGGCAAGTTTTCTTTCAAGGCGAGCGTCCACTCGGTCGCTTTGGCCGTGATGAGCCCTTGGTTGGCGGTGACCCATTTGCTAACGGCGTCCGCGATCTGCAACACGGTCGGCGCGATGGCGGCAAACACGCCGAGCTTGACGTCCGTGAGCGCGTTGTTGAAACGCGCGAGCTGCGCGCTCGCGCTTTGGCGCATCGTGTCGGCCATCTGCTTTGTAATGCCGGCGGCGCCCTCGAGGTTCTTTGTAAAATTGCGGATCGTGCCCTCGCCCGCGTCCATGAGCGATAGAAATGGCCCGACCGTGTAGGCTCCAAACACGCTCGCGATGGCCGCGGCCTTTTGGTCTTTCGTGAGCTTTCGCGTTGCCGTCGCAAACCGCCCGATCGTGCCCGCGAGATCGATGGAGCCGTCTTTCGTTTTGGCCATCCGCACGCCGAGCGCGGCCATCGTGTCTTTCGCCTCGGTCGTAGGTTTGGCGAGGTGCAAGAGCGAGTTACGGATGGCCGTGCCCGCCTCGCTACCTTTGATGCCCTTATTGGCGAGCACGCCGAGAAGCCCCGTAAATTGCTCGATGCTCACGCCGCTCGTCGCCGCAAACGAGCCGCCCATCTTAATGCCCTCGAATAGTTCGGCCACGTTGGTTGTCGAGTCCGCCGCGGCCCTCGTGAGCGAGTCCATCACGCGGGCCATGTTGGCCGCGTTGGTCGTGGCGTCGGCGCTCCGGAGGCCAAACGCTCCGAGCGCGTCGCTCGCAATGTCCGAGCTCTGCGAGAGCTCGAGGTTGGCCGCGCTGGCAAAGTCGATGATCTTGGGCAAGGCCGCGATCGCTTGCTCGGAGGAGTAACCCGCGGTCGCGAGTGAATTGAGGCCCTCGGCCGCTTGCTGCGCTGAAAATTCCGTGGTGCGCCCGACCTCGCGCGCCGCCTCGGTCAACTTGGCGAAACCCTCGGTCCCGGCGCGCACGGGCACCTCAAACGCGCTGCCGGTCCGGATGAGCGTCTTCTCAAACTCGGCGCCCACCTCGATGACGTCTTTCATTTGCAGCGCAAACGCTCCGAGCGAGAGCGCGCCCGCGATGCCGAGCTCGTTGCCAAATTTGCCGATGCCTCGGAACCCCTTGTTGACGACGTTGTCGAGCTTGCCGAGCGCCTTGCCGCCGACGGCGCCGAGGCGCGAGAGACCGCTTTGGATCTTGGCGATGGGCGCGCTCAACCGATCTTTCGCACTGAAGATCGCCGATATGCTGAAGCCCTTGCCTGCCATGGATCCTTTACCGCCTCGGTGAGCCCTTGCTCGGTTTGGGTTTGGTGTGCTCTTTCAACTCCGCGCGGATGCCCTCATAGAAGAAAACGATTTCGTCGACCGTGAGCGTTCTCGGATCGGGCAACCCCGGGTAGTCTCGGGCGATCTGTCGAAGCATCTCGCTATACGTGGCGGCGCCGCTCGAGAGCTGAACGTCGACGCCGCCTCTTACGACTCGGTCGACTACCGGCGCAGCAAAAAAAGTTGACCGATGCGATTGCAGGCAAAGAAATCGGGCGTCTCGAGTTTCTCAAATTCGATGCGATCGCATCGCGCCATATGCGCCATCGCCACGACCATTCCCTCCATGTGATTGACCACGTGGGCGCCCATCGTGATCCATGTCTTGCCGAGCGACGGATGGAACGTGAAGGCGCGCACGCCCGCCACGGGCGGTTGATACGTGGGCAAGGCGTCGGCGCCGACGATGAGATCGCCCGATTGCAGATCGCGTAGGATGTCCTCTCGGAGCTCGGTCCACGTCGCGAGTTGAGCCTCGCTCATCGTTGATGTGTTGGTGTCGATGCGCCGGGCCGCGCACATCCGTTCAAACTCCGCCTCGGCGACCTCGCGCGCGATTTTCGGCGTGGCCGTCATTGCTGGGTCAAACTCCCTTGGCCCTCAAACTTGACCGTAGCGGTCGCGTTTTGGCTGCTCGCTTGCACCTCGCCCGTGATGGTGCCCTCGCCTTGGTATGTGACGCCGCTCGCGAAACGGATCGTGATGGTCTCGAATACTTCCGAGTCTGCAATTTCCTGTAGAAATTCGGCGCCCGCTTGCCCGTCGTTGATCTCGAGTTGCACGCCATCGAGCGACCACGCGACGCGCGTTTTGACGAGGCGTGCAGTGCCATCGCCATTGGGCTGCACCTCGTTCTCATAGCCGCCCATTTTCTTTTGTACCTCGGCGTCCGCTGCAACCGGGAAAATCCGGCCTCGGACGCTCACGGACTCGATAG